CTACGATAACCGCGCATTCAACATGGCTATCTGTTCGTCGTTCATGTCATCAATCCACATACCGTAAATTTCATACACCATTTGCGCAGTTTCATGCCCCATCTGGCTGGCTATAAATGCCGGGTTCGCTCCTGCCGTCAACAGCCAGCAGGCAAAAGTATGTCGCGTATGGTACGGATTACGGCGGCGAATACCAGCACGTTTTACTGCTGCATTCCATCTTGCACCCAAACTGCTTACCGAGTAATAAGGTTTCTGTTTTTCGTTACACACCCTGGGCATGAAAACAAAATGCAGTTTTTGCTTTTCAGTTCTGCCGTACTCCCGATGATAAAAAGTGATTTCGCTTTTGCGATGATGCCCGGTCAGTTTGTATTGCTCCTTCAGTGCTTCAAGAGCCGGCTGCAGTAATGTTACCGTCCGGATCCCGGCATTTGTTTTTGGGGGACCGAACATATCAAGTATCGTCAGGTTTCTTCTGACATTCACAATGAGGTGTACTGGCAATAGCGGACACTACCATTTGTTCTTTTTTTAAGCAGCCATCTGATGATATTTTTCCCTGAAGGCTGCCGGGGAGATATTCCCCAGACGAGAGTGACGACGCTGACGATTGTAGAAAATCTCAATGTATTCCCGTATTACTGAGATGGCTTCATCCCGGTTATTAAAACGATAGTGGCTCAGGCTCTCATTTTTCAGCGTTCCCCAGAAGCTTTCCATCGGAGCGTTGTCGTAACAGTTACCTTTACGCGACATTGATGTTTTCAGACCAAACTGCTCCTGTATGACCCGGTAATCGTATGCGCAGTACTGTGAACCTCGATCAGAGTGGTGGATTAGCCCGGCAGGTGGGCGCTGGCTCCTGAGCGCCATAAACAGGGCTTTACCTGTCAGCTCTTTTGTCATGCGCTCTCCCATGGCGTAGCCGACAATTTCGCACGTATAAACATCTTTGATGCCAGCGAGGTACAACCATCCCTCCTGTGTGGCAACATACGTCAGGTCCGCCACCCAGACCTGATTTGGTGCTGTAGGAGCGAACGTCTGGTTCAGCAGATTTGGCGCAACTGGCAGATTGTGGTTCGAGTTCGTAGTCGCTCTGAACTTGCGTTTCTGCTTACAGCGTAGCCTTAGCTCCTTACGAAGACGTGCCAGTCGGTCACGACCAACGATGATGCCATTCTCTGCCAGCTCCGTCTGGAGCCGCCGGGTTCCATATGTTTCGCGAGTGCGGATATGTGCCACCTTAATCTCCAGTTTTAGCCGCTCATCACTTTGTTTTCTGTCTGAGGGTTCATGCTGTACCCAGTTGTAATAACCGCTCCTGGATACACCAAATACCTGACACATCGCTTCAATGGGAAATTGTTGTCGCCATTGTTCGATTAACGCGTATTTTTCAGCGACTCCTGTGCAAAATACGCTGTTGCTTTTTTTAATATATCTCGCTCAAGGCGAGCTTCATTTAACGCCTTACGCAGTTGCAGAATTTCAGATTCCAGTTCAGCCACCGTGCGGGAACCAGGAGTACCGAGCCCTTTTCTGGCGGCGGTAACCCATTGTCCTAAAGTGCCTTCAGGAAGAGATAATCGGGAAGCGCCTTCACTGATCGAAAGTTGATTTTCAAGAACCGTTCTGACAGCTTCGGCTTTGAACTCTTTAGAGTAACGTTGGGTTTTTCTGCTCATTATTAGCTCCTTCTGATGCCATTCTATTTCAGGAAGGAGTGTCCGTTAAACTCAGGCTACCTCACTATGCAGCGCGTGCTGGCGTTTTATCAGGGGAAATTTCAGGAGGCGGTACTGTGAGTAAAATTAGCTATCAGGCTTCAATTACCGCTGGTATTCGCATCAAAGGAGAGGAGCATGGAAATAAAACCAGAAGATGAGTTGGTAATGACTCCAACTTATTGATAGTGTTTTATGTTCAGATAATGCCCGATGACTTTGTCATGCAGCTCCACCGATTTTGAGAACGACAGCGACTTCCGTCCCAGCCGTGCCAGGTGCTGCCTCAGATTCAGGTTATGCCGCTCAATTCGCTGCGTATATCGCTTGCTGATTACGTGCAGCTTTCCCTTCAGGCGGGATTCATACAGCGGCCAGCCATCCGTCATCCATATCACCACGTCAAAGGGTGACAGCAGGCTCATAAGACGCCCCAGCGTCGCCATAGTGCGTTCACCGAATACGTGCGCAACAACCGTCTTCCGGAGACTGTCATACGCGTAAAACAGCCAGCGCTGGCGCGATTTAGCCCCGACATAGCCCCACTGTTCGTCCATTTCCGCGCAGACGATGACGTCACTGCCCGGCTGTATGCGCGAGGTTACCGACTGCGGCCTGAGTTTTTTAAGTGACGTAAAATCGTGTTGAGGCCAACGCCCATAATGCGTGCAGTTGCCCGGCATCCAACGCCATTCATGGCCATATCAATGATTTTCTGGTGCGTACCGGGTTGGGAAGCGGTGTAAGTGAACTGCAGTTGCCATGTTTTACGGCAGTGAGAGCAGAGATAGCGCTGATGTCCGGCAGTGCTTTTGCCGTTACGCACCACCCCGTCAGTAGCTGAACAGGAGGGACAGCTGATAGAAACAGAAGCCACTGGAGCACCTCAAAAACACGATCATACACTAAATCAGTAAGTTGGCAGCATCACCTTTTGTCTCTATGTTGATATAACCGTTTGTACTTATAAACCTGGAGGCATCGTGGAAAAAATAAAGAAACTATTTAGTAGTAAATACGCAGTCATACGTCGTGATGACCTGTCAGTTATAGTCGAAATGGATTACTTCCCTGAAACCAAAAAATCAATGATGTATCGTAATGGTCGAAAGGCAATTTTTTTACCGATGAGGGTAAGTGACATTATGGGAAATGATAAACTGCTGGATGAATTGCGAGTCAGAGCATCCTGTTAGTATTGGCATTAATTCTGGTATACTACATAACGGGCTGAACACCCATTCTACTGCGCCAGCGGAGAACTACGATGGCGCATATACAACTGATCAAACAAACCTCTTCCGGATTACTTCTCCCGGCGACGCCGGAGAGTTGCGATTTTCTGCATCAAATCAAAACAGGTGAGTGGATACACGCAGACTTTAAGCGTGTGCGTAACTACGCATTCCACAAGCGTTTTTTCAAACTCCTGCAACTGGGATTCGATTACTGGACTCCGGTCGGTGGGGCGATCACGCCTCGCGAACGAGAACTGCTGTCTGGTTTCGTTGATTACCTGTGCGAATCAGTAGGTCGGGAACATACGCCAGCTCTGAGCGAAGCCGCAGAGCAATATCTGAATACAGTTGCGACACGCAGAACCCGGGATACGGCATTGCTAAAGTCGTTTGAGGCTTTTCGCGAGTGGGTAACCATTCAGGCTGGATTTTACACCGAACATTTTTATCCGGACGGTAGCCGCGGGCGTCGGGCAAAATCCATCGCTTTTGCGAATATGGACGAAACCGAGTTTCAGCAGGTTTATAAATCTGTTCTGAATGTGCTGTGGAACTGGATTCTGTTCCGTAAATTTTCCTCTCCGGAACAAGTCGAAAATGTGGCCGCGCAGCTGCTGGAGTTTGCGTAATGGTGGATTTACGTAAAGCGGCGCGGGGGCAGATGTGCACCGTCAGAATTCCTGGCTACTGCAATCACGATCCGGAAACGTCTGTGCTGGCGCATTACCGACTGGCGGGAACGTGCGGAACAGCGATAAAGCCACACGATATGCAGGCAGCGATTGCCTGTAGCTCGTGCCACGATTTAATCGACGGGCGGGTAAAAACCAGCGATTACACCAAAGAAGAATTACGCCTGATGCATGCAGAAGGTGTTTTTCGCACACAAGAAATCTGGAGAAAGGAGGGATATTTATGATTTACCCAACGAATACAGGAAAAAGCGGAGAACACCTTCGTCTCACCACGCTGGAAAGTGTCTGGATTCAGGGAAAACTACGTATGTGGGGGCGCTGGTCGTATATTGGTGGCGGTAAGACGGGGAATATGTTTAACCTGATGTTGACCTCTAAAAAGCTGACAAAAACGGCAATTAACGAGGCGCTCCGGAGGATGAAAAAAGCAGGTCTGAACAAGTCTGAACTTGAGGCTTTTTTGCGGGATATGATTAACGGTAAGCAAAAGAGCTGGCTGGCGCATTGTACTGATGCAGAGGCGTTATGTATTGATCGGGTCATAAGTGAGGTGCTGGCAGAGCATCCAGGATTGATTAGCGTCCTTCGGCAACGGTATGAGGGGCGGGGGATGACCAAACGCAAAATGGCTGAACTGCTGAATGATGCACACCCGAAATGGAGTTTAAGAACCTGTGAAAGACGCATTGAGCATTGGCTAAAGGTGGCAGAATTTATTTTGTACAAACCAATGGTTATGGCTTTTGGTATAGAGAAAAAAGTTATTGCTTTTTGACGTAAAAACTGCTTCAATTCTTGTACGCTTCGCAAAGCTGTACCGCGAGGCGAATAGCAGACATGGACATTTGAAAGAGCCCGCTTTATGCGGGTTTTTTTATACCTGAAAAACGGCACAGGACGTTAAACGTGCTGGTGGTCAGATGAGTTTGCAGATGTGATGACATATGGTTATTATTCTGCCTCCGGCCCTTTAGCTCAGTTGGTCAGAGCGAGCGACTCATAATCGCCAGGTCGCTGGTTCAAGTCCAGCAAGGGCCACCAACCACCACTAGCTCATCCGGATAGAGCATCAACCTTCTAAGTTGACGGTGCGAGGTTCGAGTCCTCGGTGGTGGGCCAGCGCCGACTTAGCTCAGCAGGCAGAGCAACTGACTTGTAATCAGTAGGTCACCAGTTCGATTCCGGTAGTCGGCACCATATGCGGGCATCGTATAATGGCTATTACCTCAGCCTTCCAAGCTGATGATGCGGGTTCGATTCCCGCTGCCCGCTCCAGTCAGAGTCTTTCAGTCTGCGATGATGGGAAATCCCGGAGTGACTGAAAGACGTTTAAGTTATGAATGATCGCCTTTTTTTGCAAAATTGCTGTGCAGAAATACTAACCTTCGGGCGTGCGATCATTCATAAGCACTCTGCTTTTATTCCGATTAACTGTGGGTGGTTTGTTGGATAGAGTGTGAGGTGTACTGGCAATAGCGGACACTACCATTTGTTCTTTTTTTAAGCAGCCATCTGATGATATTTTTCCCTGAAGGCTGCCGGGGAGATATTCCCCAGACGAGAGTGACGACGCTGACGATTGTAGAAAATCTCAATGTATTCCCGTATTACTGAGATGGCTTCATCCCGGTTATTAAAACGATAGTGGCTCAGGCTCTCATTTTTCAGCGTTCCCCAGAAGCTTTCCATCGGAGCGTTGTCGTAACAGTTACCTTTACGCGACATTGATGTTTTCAGACCAGACTGCTCCTGTATGACCCGGTAATCGTATGCGCAGTACTGTGAACCTCGATCAGAGTGGTGGATTAGCCCGGCAGGTGGGCGCTGGCTCCTGAGCGCCATAAACAGGGCTTTACCTGTCAGCTCTTTTGTCATGCGCTCTCCCATGGCGTAGCCGACAATTTCGCACGTATAAACATCTTTGATGCCAGCGAGGTACAACCATCCCTCCTGTGTGGCAACATACGTCAGGTCCGCCACCCAGACCTGATTTGGTGCTGTAGGAGCGAACGTCTGGTTCAGCAGATTTGGCGCAACTGGCAGATTGTGGTTCGAGTTCGTAGTCGCTCTGAACTTGCGTTTCTGCTTACAGCGTAGCCTTAGCTCCTTACGAAGACGTGCCAGTCGGTCACGACCAACAATGATGCCATTCTCTGCCAGCTCCGTCTGGAGCCGCCGGGTTCCATATGTTTCGCGAGTGCGGATATGTGCCACCTTAATCTCCAGTTTTAGCCGCTCATCACTTTGTTTTCTGTCTGAGGGTTCATGCTGTACCCAGTTGTAATAACCGCTCCTGGATACACCAAATACCTGACACATCGCTTCAATGGGAAATTGTTGTCGCCATTGTTCGATTAACGCGTATTTTTCAGCGACTCCTGTGCAAAATACGCTGTTGCTTTTTTTAATATATCTCGCTCAAGGCGAGCTTCATTTAACGCCTTACGCAGTTGCAGAATTTCAGATTCCAGTTCAGCCACCGTGCGGGAACCAGGAGTACCGAGCCCTTTTCTGGCGGCGGTAACCCATTGTCCTAAAGTGCCTTCAGGAAGAGATAATCGGGAAGCGCCTTCACTGATCGAAAGTTGATTTTCAGGAACCGTTCTGACAGCTTCGGCTTTGAACTCTTTAGAGTAACGTTGGGTTTTTCTGCTCATTATTAGCTCCTTCTGATGCCATTCTATTTCAGGAAGGAGTGTCCGTTAAACTCAGGCTACCTCAGTGCTTTCCTTACTGTATATATCGTTTCGCCCGCTTTTGCGTTTTTTTCTTTTCAAATCCCTTTCATTTCTCAGTGTAAAACTACGCCATCCGTTATTTGCGGAGGTGAGGCTATGAAATCCATGGACAAAATTTCAACGGGCATTGCCTACGGCACCTCCGCCGGCAGTGCCGGCTACTGGTTTTTGCAGTGGTTGGATCAGGTCAGTCCATCACAGTGGGCTGCGATTGGTGTGCTGGGAAGTCTGCTTCTGGGGCTTCTGACTTATCTGACGAATCTGTATTTCAAAATAAGAGAAGATAAGCGTAAGGCTGCGAGAGGTGAATAATGTCGCCATCATTACGCAAGGCTGTTGCAGTTGCTATTGGTGGCGGGGCTGTTGCTATAGCATCTGTGTTAATCACTGGCCCAGGTGGTAACGATGGTCTGGAAGGTGTCAGCTACATACCATACAAAGATATCATTGGTGTATGGACTGTATGTCACGGACACACCGGAAAAGACATCATGCCTGGTAAAACGTATACCGAAGCAGAATGCAAAGCTCTCCTGAATAAAGACCTTGCCACTGTCGCCAGACAAATTAACCCGTACATCAAAGTCGATATACCGGAAACAACGCGCGGCGCTCTTTACTCGTTCGTTTACAACGTGGGCGCTGGCAATTTCAGAACATCGACGCTTCTTCGCAAAATAAACCAGGGCTATATCAAAGGCGCATGTGACCAGCTACGTCGCTGGACATATGCTGGCGGTAAGCAATGGAAAGGGCTGATGACCCGTCGTGAGATTGAGCGTGAAGTCTGTTTGTGGGGGCAGCAATGAGCAGAGTCACCGCGATTATCTCCGCTCTGGTTATCTGCATCATCGTCCGCCTGTCATGGGCTGTTAATCATTACCGTGATAACGCCATTACCTACAAAGAGCAGCGCGACAAAAACGCAAGAGAACTGAAGCTGGCGAACGCAACCATTACTGACATGCAGCAGCGCCAGCGTGATGCTGATGCACTCGATGCTAAATACACGAAGGAGTTAGCTGATGCGAAAGCTGAAAATGATGCTCTTCGGCGCAAGCTTGATAATGGTGGTCGGGTGCTCGTCAAAGGAAAATGCCCTGTGCCATCCTCAGCCGAAACCTCCAGCGCCTCCGGCATGGGCAATGATGCCACCGTCGAACTCTCTCCAGTTGCTGGACGAAACGTTCTCGGTATCCGGGACGGAATTATCCGCGACCAAACAGCACTGAGAACGCTTCAGGAATACATCAGGACGCAATGCCTTCGATGATAGCGATAATTTTACTCATCATCCTTCACATCTGGCTCTGTAGACAGGGTGGTGCTCACTTCTGGAGTGAATCCAGATTAAACATCTCATTGCTGATGCTTGATATTGAGCATTTTGCGCGCGGTAAGGGGCTGCGTTGAGATAAGAGCCAGTCATTACAAATACCAGGATTTAGCCTCGCATTCGCGGGGCTTTTTATTGCCATTACAAAAGCCACTTCCTACAGAGTGGCTTTGATAATGGCTTATACCCTACACGGGATAACTTAACTGATATCCCTTTTAACGGATAAAGGTATTCAAGCCTGACACATCATGCGCTGTATCGTCGTCGTATTCCCGTATTAACCATGACCGTAGCCCGACGGGGAACTCCTTCTGCGCGAGTGTGCGGGAATAATCAAAAACGATGCACACCGGGTTTTTACCGCGTTTATGGTTCGCGGGTTTGTCCCTCATGCTCGCCAGTCCTGTGCGGGGGTGGAAGAAACAGGACACTTACACTGATTCTTGTGGGTACGATGCTATTCCTTTCTGGATTATCCCGATGTCATTCATGCAGGGCGCTGTATCAGACGTTCGTCATGGCTGTCAGGCTGACGGGTCCTCCCGGTGGGGTGGCCTGCCACGGGGCGGGAGCGGCGCGGAAAAAGGCTAGTTTTTGAAATTTCATTCGTCATCACCACTACTGTAATGGATTGATATTACAGTAGTTTTATTTTTATGGTGTCGATTTTGATTGTTTTTTGTTCATCACTAACACCGTTTGCCTAAAGTTGTTCGCAAGATGCATGTTTAAAACATTCTGGAGCGGGTATGGATCGAGAGTTAAAAAATCTGACGCTGAATATCAGTCAACTGGCGGCACTGTCAGGTGTACATCGCCAGACTGCTGCGGCAAGGCTGCAAAATCTACCCGTTGCAGGGGGGCATGAAAGCAACCTCAAGCTTTATCGGGTGGTTGATATTGTGTCGGCATTTCTGGCATTACCACCGCCGGTTGCAGAAGGCGAAATGGACGCGCATGAGCGCAAAGCCTGGTATCAGTCTGAACGTGAGCGTCTTAAGTTCGAACAGGAAACGGCACAACTCATTCCGGCCAGTGATGTCAGACGGGAGTTTGCCATCTGGGCAAAAGCGGTCGTGCAGGTGCTGGAGACATTACCGGATATTCTTGAACGTGACTGCGGTCTGCAGCCTGCCGCTGTGAGCCGTGTTCAGTCCATTATTGATGATCTGCGCGATCAGATAGCCCTGCGGGTGACTGAAGCAGGTGCGGATGATGAGGAGGAATTACAGCAGGAGGAGTAATGCTGAATCAGGAAACCGCAAAGGCAGCACGAACCGATTCAGGTTATATCCTTCGCGCACCGAGACGAATGCGGGTTGCTGATGCCGTTGCTCAGTATATGCGGGTGCCCATGGGGGCAGGGAACTCAGTCCCGTGGGATCCGCTGGTGGCACCGTATGTTATTGAGCCGATGAACTGCCTGGCCTCGCGTGAATACGACGCAGTGATATTTGTTGGCCCGGCACGAACCGGCAAGACTATCGGCCTGATTGACGGCTGGGTGATTTACAACGTGATTTGCGATCCTGCTGATATGCTGATTATTCAGATGACGGAGGAAAAAGTGTCAGCGCCAGTGATATAAGACGGTAATTCGCCATTTGGATTGTCCGCTCCACCCAACATGTTGTTTCCTTAAGGTTCTCACACCAGAAAGGACATCAACATGCTGAGCAGAGAGGACTTTTACATGATAAAGCAAATGCGCCAGCAGGGCGCGTACATCGTCGATATTGCGACTCAGATTGGTTGCTCTGAACGGACGGTCAGACGCTACCTCAAATACCCTGAACCGCCAGCCAGAAAGACCCGCCACAAAATGGTTAAGCTGAAACCGTTTATGGATTACATCGACATGCGCCTGGCAGAGAATGTCTGGAATAGCGAGGTTATCTTCGCGGAGATTAAGGCAATGGGTTATACGGGCGGACGTTCCATGCTGCGTTACTACATCCAGCCCAAACGTAAAATGCGTCCGTCAAAAAGAACAGTTCGCTTCGAAACTCAGCCTGGATACCAGCTCCAGCATGACTGGGGCGAAGTTGAGGTGGAGGTTGCCGGGCAACGGTGCAAAGTTAACTTTGCGGTTAATACGCTGGGGTTCTCCCGCAGCTTCCATGTCTTCGCCGCACCAAAACAGGATGCTGAGCATACCTACGAATCACTGGTTCGCGCCTTCCGCTACTTCGGTGGTTGTGTGAAAACGGTGCTGGTTGATAACCAGAAGGCTGCGGTGCTGAAGAATAACAACGGGAAAGTCGTGTTCAACTCCGGATTCCTGTTGCTGGCTGACCACTATAACTTCCTGCCACGGGCATGCCGTCCACGCAGGGCCAGAACAAAAGGTAAGGTTGAGCGGATGGTGAAATACCTCAAGGAGAACTTCTTCGTCCGGTACCGCAGGTTCGACAGCTTCACTCATGTCAATCAACAACTGGAGCAATGGATAGCCGATGTGGCTGACAAACGGGAGCTTCGCCAGTTCAAAGAAACGCCGGAACAGCGCTTCGCGCTGGAGCAGGAACATCTGCAGCCGTTACCGGATACAGACTTCGATACCAGTTACTTCGATATCCGCCATGTGTCCTGGGACAGCTATATCGAGGTTGGTGGTAATCGTTACAGCGTTCCCGAAGCGCTGTGTGGTCAGCCGGTATCGATACGAATATCGCTGGATGACGAGTTGCGGATCTACAGTAATGAGAAACTGGTGGCCTCACATCGCCTCTGTTCAGCATCGTCTGGCTGGCAGACAGTGCCGGAGCATCACGCCCCGCTCTGGCAGCAGGTCAGTCAGGTGGAACATCGACCACTGAGTGCCTATGAGGAGCTGTTGTGATGCATGAACTGGAAGTCCTGCTGAGTCGCCTGAAAATGGAGCATCTGAGTTATCACGTTGAAAGCCTGCTGGAACAGGCAGCTAAAAAAGAGCTGAACTACCGGGAGTTCCTGTGCATGGCGCTACAGCAGGAATGGAACGGCAGGCATCAGCGCGGTATGGAGTCCAGGCTGAAGCAGGCTCGTCTGCCGTGGGTCAAAACGCTGGAGCAGTTCGACTTTACCTTCCAGCCGGGCATCGACCGTAAGGTTGTCCGGGAACTGGCTGGTCTGGCGTTCGTGGAGCGCAGCGAAAACGTGATCCTGCTGGGCCCTCCTGGTGTCGGAAAAACTCATCTGGCCATAGCTCTTGGCGTGAAAGCGGTGGATGCGGGACATCGGGTACTGTTTATGCCACTGGACAGACTGATCGCGACACTGATGAAAGCGAAACAGGAAAACCGGCTGGAGCGTCAGCTACAGCAACTGAGTTATGCCCGGGTGTTGATCCTGGATGAAATAGGCTATCTGCCGATGAACAGAGAGGAAGCCAGTCTGTTCTTCCGGCTACTGAACCGTCGATATGAAAAAGCGAGCATCATACTGACGTCAAACAAAGGGTTCGCAGACTGGGGAGAAATGTTCGGAGATCACGTACTGGCAACAGCGATCCTGGATCGGCTGCTACATCACTCAACCACGCTGAATATCAAAGGAGAGAGTTACCGGTTAAAAGAGAAACGTAAAGCTGGAGTGCTGACCAAAAACACAACGCCAATCAGTGATGATGAAATGGTGGAAAGCGGACAGCATCAGTAACGAAAGTATTTAGCGGGCATGAAAATGGCAAATAACGGTCAAACATCGTGGCGTTGACAAAAGCCCGCGAACACTCCAAAAAACGACTCGCCAGAATGAGGTAGCCTGAGTTTAACGGACACTCCTTCCTGAAATAGAATGGCATCAGAAGGAGCTAATAATGAGCAGAAAAACCCAACGTTACTCTAAAGAGTTCAAAGCCGAAGCTGTCAGAACGGTTCCTGAAAATCAACTTTCGATCAGTGAAGGCGCTTCCCGATTATCTCTTCCTGAAGGCACTTTAGGACAATGGGTTACCGCCGCCAGAAAAGGGCTCGGTACTCCTGGTTCCCGCACGGTGGCTGAACTGGAATCTGAAATTCTGCAACTGCGTAAGGCGTTAAATGAAGCTCGCCTTGAGCGAGATATATTAAAAAAAGCAACAGCGTATTTTGCACAGGAGTCGGGTAATGACTCCAACTTATTGATAGTGTTTTATGTTCAGATAATGCCCGATGACTTTGTCATGCAGCTCCACCGATTTTGAGAACGACAGCGACTTCCGTCCCAGCCGTGCCAGGTGCTGCCTCAGATTCAGGTTATGCCGCTCAATTCGCTGCGTATATCGCTTGCTGATTACGTGCAGCTTTCCCTTCAGGCGGGATTCATACAGCGGCCAGCCATCCGTCATCCATATCACCACGTCAAAGGGTGACAGCAGGCTCATAAGACGCCCCAGCGTCGCCATAGTGCGTTCACCGAATACGTGCGCAACAACCGTCTTCCGGAGACTGTCATACGCGTAAAACAGCCAGCGCTGGCGCGATTTAGCCCCGACATAGCCCCACTGTTCGTCCATTTCCGCGCAGACGATGACGTCACTGCCCGGCTGTATGCGCGAGGTTACCGACTGCGGCCTGAGTTTTTTAAGTGACGTAAAATCGTGTTGAGGCCAACGCCCATAATGCGTGCAGTTGCCCGGCATCCAACGCCATTCATGGCCATATCAATGATTTTCTGGTGCGTACCGGGTTGAGAAGCGGTGTAAGTGAACTGCAGTTGCCATGTTTTACGGCAGTGAGAGCAGAGATAGCGCTGATGTCCGGCAGTGCTTTTGCCGTTACGCACCACCCCGTCAGTAGCTGAACAGGAGGGACAGCTGATAGAAACAGAAGCCACTGGAGCACCTCAAAAACACCATCATACACTAAATCAGTAAGTTGGCAGCATCACCCAATTTCCCATTGAAGCGATGTGTCAGGTATTTGGTGTATCCAGGAGCGGTTATTACAACTGGGTACAGCATGAACCCTCAGACAGAAAACAAAGTGATGAGCGGCTAAAACTGGAGATTAAGGTGGCACATATCCGCACTCGCGAAACATATGGAACCCGGCGGCTCCAGACGGAGCTGGCAGAGAATGGCATCATCGTTGGTCGTGACCGACTGGCACGTCTTCGTAAGGAGCTAAGGCTACGCTGTAAGCAGAAACGCAAGTTCAGAGCGACTACGAACTCGAACCACAATCTGCCAGTTGCGCCAAATCTGCTGAACCAGACGTTCGCTCCTACAGCACCAAATCAGGTCTGGGTGGCGGACCTGACGTATGTTGCCACACAGGAGGGATGGTTGTACCTCGCTGGCATCAAAGATGTTTATACGTGCGAAATTGTCGGCTACGCCATGGGAGAGCGCATGACAAAAGAGCTGACAGGTAAAGCCCTGTTTATGGCGCTCAGGAGCCAGCGCCCACCTGCCGGGCTAATCCACCACTCTGATCGAGGTTCACAGTACTGCGCATACGATTACCGGGTCATACAGGAGCAGTCTGGTCTGAAAACATCAATGTCGCGTAAAGGTAACTGTTACGACAACGCTCCGATGGAAAGCTTCTGGGGAACGCTGAAAAATGAGAGCCTGAGCCACTATCGTTTTAATAACCGGGATGAAGCCATCTCAGTAATACGGGAATACATTGAGATTTTCTACAATCGTCAGCGTCGTCACTCTCGTCTGGGGAATATCTCCCCGGCAGCCTTCAGGGAAAAATATCATCAGATGGCTGCTTAAAAAAAGAACAAATGGTAGTGTCCGCTATTGCCAGTACACCTCAGCCGTCTGGCGATACCCGGCGCATTCGGCTTTGGGTGTGCTTTTCTGCCTGAAGATGTTATCCGTTTTGACACTAAGAGTGATTTCCTGGCCTGGGTAAGGAATGCGCTGCCAGGTGAATATTCCGTTGCTGGCCCCTACGACATCATCATACCCGACACACGGTTTGAAGGGGTGCTCAGCATCCGGTGGACTGATGCACGCCCTGAGACAACAGAACCGAGGTACAGAGCCAAATCCCTTACTTTTTACGGCATTAACGGCCCCATTTATCACACCCGCTACTGCTACTGGCCCATATCCAGACTGACTGGCTGGGTGAAAATAAATATAACCACAGAAGATATTATTTACAGAATCGTGGCGAGCTCTGTCTGCAACAGATGGGGAGACCCTGACATTGGCGGGCTGATTATTGCTGCGTACCAGGGAGAAGCTGACGGTGATAAAGTCATCAGACTTGTCAGGGGGCAGTCATACAGAGGCTCACGACTGGGACCGGTGGGGATTTCAGTGCCCAGTACTCCCACCGGAACGTATATAGCATCCCCACAATTTTTCATTACGGGATGTTCAGAGCATTCATTACCGGGGTCATATAGCGCCCTGTCCGGGGTGCCGGATGCTCATGTCTCTGGCGCAATGCCCGGGCTTTTTATTCGCACATCGTGAGGAATGCACCGTGGAAATTAAAAAAATCATTAATCCCCGTTATACCGAAAGTGGCGCAGTAGACTGTGACGTTTTTTTTGACGACAGGGACCAGGCAGTCCCCTACACAGCCACCGCTGATGATGTCGCACCGACGGGTCAGCGAATCTGGCAGGAACTGCAAAGTGGCAAATGGGGTGAGATAGCCCCATTCACTGTGACACCAGAAATGCTGGAAGCGGCCAGAGAGGCCAGACGTCAGGGAATTGAAGCATGGCGCACAGAACAGGAGGCGAAGCCGTTCACGTTTGAATGGAACGGTCGTATCTGGAATGCTGGCCCCAACTCACTGGGCCGCCCTTATCCGGTGGTAATGGCTGCGAAATCCGACATTGTACGGGACGTGGGGTGATGCCGATAATCAGCAGGTGAAACTGTCGATGCCGGAACTGGAAGAACTGGCGGCAGCAATGGCTCAGGCACAGGTTGAGCGCAATGACGAGATTTATCGCCGTCAGCGGGAGCTGAAGGAAGAGCTGAATAGTCTGAAGGATTTGAATTCGGTTAGGAATTTTATCGTGGAATAACAGAAGCTGCGGCACGTCGTATGCAGGAACGTGCCGCGGTTGGCTGGTAAACTTTCGATAGTGCGAGTATTGAATGATTTCTAGGCGTTATCGATTTTACGTATTTTTTGCATGATAGAATTCGTACCTCCTCCCAACGACCTTCCATGGCTTTCCGGACTTCTGTAGGCTGGCGGACGATGCTGTCCTCGGATGTTGTG